TCCTAGCGACAAATCTTTTGCGAAATTGAGTTTTTTATTGATTTCTTCTAAATCGTCATTATTGATTCTTACTTTACTGAAAATTGCACCTGAGCTGATTGGTTTCTCGCCTTTTATAGCATTTCTAACTTCTTTCGCTATAATTTCTTTCAACTCTTCTTTGGTTAATGTGATTTGTTCCATAGTTTCCTCCTGTTACGACATTTGTACAGGTTTCTGTACATTTTGTTCAAAAAAATATCTACCTACTTTTGTTGGTGGGATTTCTAATAATTCACAGATTCGTTTTATTTCCCATTGTGTAAATAAATTTTTTCCTTGCAACTTGTGATTAATAGATGTCCTTGAAATAGGGATTGCGTTCGCTAAAGAACTTTGGCTATATCTATACTCTGCCATTCTTTCGTACAGCAAACTATAATCGAAATTGTATATCATAAACTCACCTCCCTTCTTGTTCGGTTTTCTGTACAAATCAATTAAAACACCTTTGTTTAAATAAGTCAACACATAAAATACATTTTTCTGTACAATATTTGTTAAAAATTATTGATAATCGTCATTGTACGTAGTATTATGTTCTTAGGAGGTGTTCAGAAATATGAACAGTTTTAAGGATAGATTAAAGCAAATTATGTCTGAACGGAAGATATCTCAATCAGAGCTATCAAGAAGGACTGGTATTGGTAGAAACTCAATTAGCGATTATTTAAACGGAAAATATGAAGCGAAACAAGACAAAGTCTTTGAACTAGCAAAGGCTTTAAACGTTAACGAAGCGTGGCTTATGGGGTTTGATATTTCTAAGAATAGAAAAATTGAAAATAACGACATCACTTCCATATACAGTAAACTCACGCCTCCAAGACAAAGCAATGTACTAAAATATGCGACTAATCAATTAGAAGAACAAAATAATGACAGTGATAATCTGGTAGATTTCAATTCTTACATTCAAGAAAAATCCGAAGTGGATATATATGGTTGTGCGTCAGCTGGTATTGGCGAAAGATTATATAACGAGCCTATTTCAAAAGAATTCGTAAGAGGTTATGTCCCCGCACATGATATAGCTTTAAAAGTAAATGGAGACTCAATGGAGCCGTTATTTAAAAACGGACAAATTATATTCATTGAAAAATCTCACACTATCAAAGATGGACAAATAGGCGTCTTTATTATAAATGGAGATGCTTACGTAAAGAAAGTTTATGTAGAAGATAATAGATTAACGTTGGTTTCTTTAAATAAAAAGTATAAAGATTTATATTTTTATGATAACGAAAGTGTGAGGTTAGTTGGAAAAGTTATTTTATAGGAGGTAGTAAAATGAAACCTAGAAAGCAAGATGAAAAAATATTATCAGATCAATACAGTTACTTTGAACCAATAATCAGCGACAGTTGCGACATAAAATTCGACGAAAACAAGAGGAGAATGGGTTCTATATTCATTTCACATGAAGAGATTTGTTTTATAAGGAAAGAAGAAGATTATATATTCAAAATCTCATTATCAGAGGTGATAGATTATAACACTGTTGTTACTATTTGGAAAAACCAAGCTTTTTTAACATTAAACGATAATAGAAAATTAACAGTTTATTTCGTAACAAACTCTCCTTTAACAGGATTCATCTCAATTTTAAAAACTTATATGCAATTATCTAAGAATAAGGAAACAATTATCTCGAATGATTGTCTACCTATTAATGATGATGAACAAACTAAAGTTGAAATTTTCGACGTCGTAGGATTAAATTATGAAGGTCGTAGAAAAGAATTAAAGAAACTTATCAAGAAAATGAAAAATAACGACGATTTCTTTTTCTTATATAGTGATTTGAAAGGAAATGAACTTAAAGAAGAATTACTTTATGAAGACAAGGTGTATGAAATTTCTGATTACGAGGTTATTCCTGGTGTATTCTTACAAAAAGAACCGGATAATCCTTATGATGAAAACGCGATAAAAGTTATGATTTCAAATGAATACTCTGAATTTCACGTTGGATATGTACCTAGAGAGTATGCTTCAAGATTAGTCAATCATATGGACAACATCGTTTCTTGTAACGCATATATTAATGGTGGTAAGTATAAAACTTTAGATTATTTAGAAGAGAAAATCGTTACTAAAGAATCAGACTATGGATTACGAGTACATTTAGAATACAAAGTTTGAGATAGGTAAAGATTGTATTTTTATAAGTAATTACTATAAATAATAGAAAATTCATTTCACAGGAGGGTTTAACATGGATTTTAAAGAAGTTGACATTAACATTGAAGAGTGGGAAATGGTTGAAATCCCCTTTTATACAGAAGAAGAACTGACTTATAGATTGAACAATGGTTTACCTATAACTAAAAGTGAACTTGAAGAACAGGAGTCGAAAAAATGAGTACTTATAAAGAAATTGAACACTTACACATCAATACTGGTGGTAAAGAGCTTACTCAAGAGCAAATAGAAGAGGCTAAAGCTTTTATAGACAGTCAAGAATTTAAAGATATGATTCGAGAAGCTAAAGAATCACATCAAAGAGTTATGGAGTCTAAAATCACTGATAGAACTAAATTGTGATTAACAGCGCCTGTGTGGCGCTTTAATATAAAAGACGTCTATTTCAGCAGTGTTTGAAAGGAAGTTTATAATGAAAATAACTAATTGCAAAATAAAAAGAGAAACTATAGTATATGAAGTTTTAACTAGTGGTAATCAACCATTCACTTATGAGTTACCTAAAGATTTATCGTCACATAATGCGCGTAAATACTTGGAATTTATTTCACAAAAAATAGATGGAGATAAGTTAACCAAAGAAGATTCATTATGATTTTACTAAATAAAAAAACGCCTACTAGTGTAGACGTTGAATGGTGGTGAGAATTTTATGGTAGATAAAAACAAAAAACAAGAAACTACTCGTAGTAACCCATTAAACAAAAGTTTTGAAAAGTCAGGCGCCAGCGAAAAATTAAAAAGCACTTTATCAGAAAAAGCTAAGAAAAAAGATTAGTATTCATTCATTAAATATAAATCCAATTTAATTTGTTGTTTAAGGTCTACAAGCGTATGTTTAATATACAATTCATCGTTTGACGGTAAATCAGATACTTTGAAATCTTGTCGCTCAACTTCTAGTAAATCGAAATCGCTACCAGCTGAATTATAGGTTTTAAGTTCACCCTCTTCAATGATTCTGTTTTCAAAGTCTTTTATAACTATAAATACTGGTTTACCGTTGTTATTAAACAACTTGTCTCTTTTGTCTAATAAGCTTATACAATCCAATTTCATAAACTTTCTGGTTATATTAATTAACCAGATAATAAATTTAACAATTAAAGGATTAAATACAAACACTGTTAAAACAAAAATAAATAGAAACAAAATATTTGCTTTTAGACCTGTAAGCAACTGAATTAAATTCAAATTTTTTAAATCAACATTATTAAAAATTATAAAACTATAAAACCATATCAAACATGTTTCAATAGAAAAAATCAATAATACAGGAGTATTGATAACCTTGTTTTTTTCACTAACTAAACCTATCATTGTTAGATATTTATATGGTATGTAACCTAAAACTCCTGTAAGAAGAAGCGCCCCTAGAAATTGAGTCATCTTATCACCTACTTTTTATTTTATTATAACATATTTAGTACCTAGTACTAAATTTTGGGTAGCCCACCTACCCTTATTATTTTTTACAAATTTACAGAACGTACGTTCCTACAGGAGGTATAAACATGTGGATTGAAAAATTTAAAAACAAAAATAACGAAACTAAATACAGATATTACGAGAAGTACAAAGATCCATACACAGATAAATGGAAGCGCGTAAGTGTTGTGTTGAACAAGAATACAAAACAATCTCAAAAAGAAGCAATGTTTCGTTTAGAAGAAAAAATAAAAGAAAAACTGAACAACAAGTCGTCAAGCGAATTAAAAACTTTGACTTTTCACGCGCTATTAGATGAATGGCTTGAATATCATATAAAAACATCAGGTTCAAAGTTGACTACTCTTAATAATATAAAAATAAGAATTAGAAACATTAAACGATACAGCTCTGAGAACTTGCTTTTAAACAAACTAGATACAAAATATATGCAGATATTTATTAATAAATTATCAGATATCTATTCTCAAAATCAAGTAACCCGTCAACTCGGAGATATGAAAGGAGCTATTAAATATGCAGTTAAATTTTACAATTATCCAAATGAATATTTGTTAACTAATGTCAAAATTCCTAAAAGAAGAAAAACAATAGAGGATATCGAAAAAGATGAATCTAAAATGTACAACTATTTAGAAATGAACCAAGTCCTACAGATACGTGATCATATACTAAATGATAATAAGTTACACAAGCGAAATCGCATTTTAATTGCCAGCATCTTAGAAGTACAGGCTTTAACTGGTATGCGCATAGGAGAACTACAAGCACTGCAGGAAAAAGATATAGATTTATTAAACAAAACTATCAATATAACAGGTACAATTCACCGCATTAAATACGAGGAAGGATTCGGATACAAAGACACTACAAAGACTATAAGTTCAAAAAGAAGTATCAGCATCAATTCTAGAACCGTAGAAATTTTTAAAAAGATAATACTGGAAAACAAAATGTTGAAAAGATGGAATTCGAGCTATGTTGACAGAGGGTTCATATTCACAACAAAAAAAGGGAATCCTTTATGTAATAATCAAATCGCCGGTGTGCTTAAGAAAACTACAAAAGCTTTAAATATGAATAAGAAAGTTACCACGCACACATTTAGACATACACACATAACTTTATTAGTAGAAATGAATGTTTCTTTAAAAGCAATTATGAAAAGGGTAGGACATGTAGATGAAAAAACAACCATTCGCATATATACTCATGTAACTGAAAAAATGGATAGAGAACTAACTCAAAAACTCGAAAACATTCCAAGTTAGCTTAAATCCGCCCTTTTTTTGCCCTTATATTTTTTACAAGCTTTATAAAACGCTTGAGAACACTGGCGTTAGAGCTTTTCTTGAAATAAACATATCATCATAATGTGATGGTTCAAATAACATCTGTACAATCAAAGGCTTCATGTTCTTAACAATATCATCTAAATGGTTATCTAAAATTGGTGACACTGCTTTTAAATCATTAAGAAATGGCTCCCATTTGCCTAAAGTATTATCTAATTCTTCTAATTTAGTTTTAATATAATTACAAGTTACATTAGGAATCAGGGACAAAAATTCTTTCTTTTTTACATTTAACATTTCAATTGCATGTCTTAAATTCTTACGTATTTTGGGAATTGTATTAATCAAATATTTTATTACATCAACAATTTTCGATGCATATTCATCATATATACTTTGAACAAAGTCTGCTATTTTTTTAATACCATCATCGATATGGTCTTTTAATATTTTCATTTTTCTTCCTAAATAATTAGAAGGTATAACTAGACCCTGTACCATATTTTCGCCGCTACAATTAATTTGGAAATTCCCATCTAAAATTGTTGCATCTTGTTGTTTCATAATACTTCTAATTTCTGCAATTTGCCTACCATAAATATCATTTTGATTTTTTATTCGCTCTATATTCTGTTTCACTACTTTCAAATGTTTCATCATTTCTTCAGATACTCCATCTCTGAAGTCGTGATCTATATTTTTGAAAATTTCTAAAATTTCATTATCTATACTATCATACACTTTTTCTATAAAAGATTTTATACCTTTAAACAACTCATTAATTCTTTCTTTTAATGCATCCAATGCAAAATCAGGTAATAAGTGTTTAACAGCACTAATACTTTCTATTGTTTCATCTGCAACTTCTTCAAGTGAGTTTATTTTACTAATTAAAGTTCTTTCCATTTCTTCTAATTGAAATAAGTTAATCTTATCCTTAAATCCTTCTGATAATTGTTGCTTTCTATCTGCAAAATTTTTATTTTCATTTTCTGAGATGTTAAAACTTTCATTTAAAAAGATTACGCATTCTGCTAACATACCACTAGTTTCACCAGTAATCAGTTTACTCAACGCATCAAGATTTTCTAAATTAAGTTTAATTAAAGTTCCTCTTCCAGAACGTGCAATCGAATCCCCTGTCCAAACATTTATCGGAATTCGCCCATCCATATCTAATGTTATGTTAATAGTCTTTTTTACTTTTTTTCCATTTTTAATTTCTGTATCTTTTACCGACTTAATTTTGATTAGTGGTACAGTATCGTATGTGTTGTCTTTTCTATTTAACTTCCTTTTATAACCTACATGGCTGTCTATTAAAGCATCTAACCTGGGCACACCATCACTAATGTTAACGCGTTTTCCTGGCATATCTTTGATGAATGGATCTTGTAACCATGTTAATAAATCGTTGGTACTATTAAAACTAATCATATTATCAAAGCGTGGTCTAGCAAATTTCTGCCAAGCAGCATAAGGTACCATTGCTGGGTCAGTAGCAACAACTTTTTCATTTGGATGTTTCGCTCCTTGATATTTTGCTCCTGCACCGCCTTCCGAATTACCGCCATCCGCCACAATGGTTTTGTTTTTGTAATTATTTGGACTAACACCATATTTTTGTGTAAAGTTATACTTACTTAATTTATTAGCGTCATTTAGTTTGTCTCTATATAAATCTGCAAATTCGTCTGATTGCTTAAGATAATCCGTTGACTTATTACTATTATCCATTAATTTCGCATTTTGTAACCAATCATCTCCGATATCTAAAGATTTTAATGGATTATTAGGGTTTATTGCCTCATTAGATGTTCCTTGATAAATCATGGTTTGTTCACCAGTTGGTTTTCCTTTTTCATCCAACAATTCATAAATTTTTAAATCTGAGGCACCTTTTTTATTTTTATTTCCATTATCATTATATTCATCAACCTGCTTAAATCTTTTTCCGTTAACTGTAAAATCATTATCTTTATTGATGTCTTGATAAACCCAGTAACTACTCAATTCTGTTAAGTCTCTATCATTAATTTTATTCATCTTCAAATGCTCCAAACGACACTACTTTCTTATCATCAAAACGAGCTTTTTTTGTGCCAATAAGTTTATTTCCTAATTGAGTAGTTATAGTATTCTTGATTGGCATATCTTTTGTTCTTTCAATTTTCTCGGATAAATCTATTACATTATTTATCTTTTCTTTTCTATTTTTTTTATCATTCGTACTAAACAACGTTGCTACTGTATTACTATTAGCAGTATAATCTAACTCTTTTCTAGCTCGTTGCATACCCTCTTTAAATTCTTTATCATTTTTATGAATCAACGGTTCGTAATATTTACGATATTCTTTTAAGTTTCTTGATAAATATGTGATATAAAAGTATTCATTTTGATATCCAACGTTTTGTGTCTTGTTAATTGCCTCTTTTGTAAAGCCTGTATATTGATATTTCTTTTCATTTTCTTTGAAGAATTTATATAAGTTATCATACTTTTCTTTTTGCGCTCGATATTCAAAGCCACTCAGCACTGTACCCACCATCATACTCATATCATCACCATTGTCATTACTGCGCATTGATCCTTTTTGATGGATGGCATCTTTGTACAAAGGTAGACTTGCATTAAATACAATGCCATGATCTTCGCAATGCACATAAACTTCTACACCATCATCTTTACCTACAACATTTGTAGCTTTAACTTTTAGTCCAAAGTTATCTTTAAAGAATTGTTCACCTACTTTTTCAAATTCTTTACGATGCTTCTTCGCAAATTCAATCGCATCTTTTTCTGCAGGTGGTTGGAAGCCTTGTCCTACATATTTTGAAGCTTCCATTTCTTCTGGTACTGATTTTGTTTCTGTATTCGTGTCTTTACTTGATTCATTTTCCATCATGGAACATCCCCCTAAAATTAATGTCGTAGCTAAAACTGATCCAATGAATTTTTTCAT